TGGTTATATGGGGGCAAGATCATCTGCATCGCTTGGCAAGGTACGGCCCGTATAGAACTGACCTAGCCCGGCTGGCCAACGCTCATCAAACTGCGCATTACGTAAACAGTCCTCGAGCGTATGTCTGAAGCTATGATTGCCGAATCCTGCACCAAAGCCGAGAACGTCACGCACAAATGGCACAAATCTTTGTTCATACGCCCGTCCCCATATCGGCTGCTCGCTAGCGCGCTCGGGTACAGCCGATGGGAATAAAGGAGACATTGGGCCACGTTTGTTTGCGGTTACCACAAAGTCCATGAAGCCCAACTCCAGCAGTATAGGATGAATCGGCACGATCCTTCGCGTTGCTTCATTTTTCAGACTTCGTTGCGGCAGACCTTGTGCTTCCTGTCCATCTTCATCACTCACTTGAATTCTCATCAGCGCGAATCCGGCTTCCACCAAGATATCGCTACTAAGAAGCTGCAATGGTTCGCGAACCCTAAAACCTTGATACAAGCAAATTAGAGGGATCCAGTACCTTGCACCGAGATCCCATTTCATACGCCCCTTCCAATTTTCAGCCCTAGGATCATACCAAGCAGACGTGAATAAGGTATTCAATTGAGCTATCGAATAAGGGTATCGTGGTCGCTTCCGCCGCTGCTCTTCCGCGGCAGTTATTCTCGGCATATTGTCTAATTCGGCAACTGGATTGCGGTAGCACATTTCCTGTGTTTTGGCCTCACCAAAAGCCTCAGCCAATCCGGCACGCACCTTCATGGAATACTTCATACTCCACGATGCACTGTCCGCGTGAAGGCGACTCTCAAAGAACTTGTATATATCAAGAGAAGACACATCCTCCACGAATTTATCACCACAAAATTCTATTAGGCGGTTCCACCAAGAAAGGTTTGTCGTTTGTGTTTTGCGCCCGTGCGTGGAAAGCCTCTTGACGTAAAGAGCCGTGACGTCAGAGAGTCTAGGCTTAGTCTTGCCAAGAGCTGGTCGAGGAGCTTCAATTTCCCATACCGCAGGAAGTGGCACCGCATCAGGAAGTACCGGCTCTGCAAATTCTCCACGTTGACGAGCAGCAAGAATTTGGCATCCTTGTTGAGCTGCCCTCAGGAACTCGTAGGTCAGCGTTTGAATAGCGTCCCCCGTATCATCGACTAACCGATAGCCACGGAACAGTGTCAACTGTTCGATAACCGGAAAAAAAGCTGATACATCGCCTGAAACCACGGCATTCTTAACACTAGCAAGAACAGCATCTATGTCAGCCGTCAATTCTCCAGCCTCGTCACCATGAGCCCAACGTTCTTGGCGACTTCTCGCCGCGTAATCAGATGAAAGCCCTGAAAGATACAAAGCAGACAACTGTCCGGCAAGGCCGGGGCGATTTGCCTCCAGCACTTTCAATCTTTTTGCAGGATCTTTTTTCAGAAATGCATCAATAGCATCTTCAGTTCGTCGCCCGAGTACCAATTGCTGCCTGGTCGATTGAAAGAGCTTTGTGCTGTGCGCCTCTAGCTCAGCCCATCTTTCTTTCGCAAGGCTAAACTGGCGGCCCAAGGATTTTTTGATGACAGTCTTACCTATGGCTTCCTGCAGATCAGCAGGCACTGCTTTCAGATAGACATACCCCGATGGGGTTTTACGCAGGTTGGGGAGCATATCGACCTCTTCCGTCGACGTCGCTCTCTGCTTGTGGTTTGTACCAGTCATTTGTACCAAAGGGTTGCAAAACCCCTTGATAATAAGCGAAAACAATCACTTACGATAGACTGGCGGAAGCGGTGTAATGCACATAACGAGTATTCATAAGCCGTAGGCTATCAGAAACTATCAATGTACCTACATTCGTACCGTCGATTGATATCGATCACAGAATTTTTCAGGCCTTGACTTCGGTCGACACTTCATAGCCTGCCACCATCGAGGACAGTACTCAACCACAGCTTGAGAATTTTATAAATTCAGGATATTTTGTCAAAAAAATTTCTTTTGCGTTGTATCATGCCAATTAAATAATAAATTTGATCGGACAAAGTATGCCTGAATTATTTTCTGGTGCGAGGTTAAAAGCAAATCGGGCTCGTCAACACGTCAACGAATTAGACAAGGTTTTAGCCGCGCACATTGAGCGCGGCGCTGGAAAAATGAGGGTCAAGAAGGAGGCTCAATTTTGCTATACCCTCGTTTTCGTAGCGGAGCCTATGCCAGACGATATCCCACTGATTCTAGGAGACGCGATCCATAACCTTCGTGCCGCCCTTGACCATGTGGCTTGGGAGTTGATCGCTGCAGCTGGTGGGGTCCCGGGGAAAAATACTTACTTCCCCATTTGCGAAACGCGCGAAAAACTGATAAAAGCTGTCGAAAAAGGAGAAATGAAAATAGCTGGCCCAACTATTTGCAGTCTCATTATCGATACGATTCAGCCTTACAAGAACGGCAAGAGCGCGCTCTGGCCATTACACGACACGGATATAACCGACAAGCATAGGCTCCTAGTTCCCGTAGTAGGAGTTGCTAAGAGTGAACGTTTAAGTATCCGCACTCAACAGGGGGGTGGCATACTCAACTTTCACGTTGTAGTAGCCCCTGGAAACACGCAAGGTGTTTATCGATCTAACTGCATTTTTACCCTGACAACCGAAGGCAAGCCAACATGTGAAATATACTTTCCGGCAGATAGTGGCTTCGGTACCGAGCCACTAATCCCTACATTAAATCGCCTCTGCGAAACTGTCGTTGAAGTAATCGACTCAATCGAGAGGACTTTCAATGCACCTAACTAACTGCAAAGAGGCAACTTTACCATTCTAGCAATTATGGTGACACCTAAATAACACACTGTATATGAATACAGTATGACAGGTGTTCTTGATGCTGCAAAACCCGGCAATTATGCGAATGCCTGAAGATCGAGGGCGCTCAGAATAGGGAAAGTCACACATAGGCCAGGAGCGCGCCAGGATGCGTCGCAGCACGAAAACAACACCGCTCCCACATCGCATCACCACCCTCACAAAAAACCGCTCAAAGTGCGTCAAAATGCGTCAAATCGCATGCCCCCTCTTCGCGCCGCCGCGCTAGTCCTCATGCGCCTTCGGCCATAGCGCAAATTTGAGTCAAAAGACCCCTATCTAGTGGGCAGGTGTGGAGGGGGGACAACTGCGCGCGCCGGGCCGAAATGGGCTTTTTTCGTGCTTTTCATGCACCCCGGTAGGCAGGGGCGCAAAAAAGCCGCCTCGTGGGCGGCCTGTGGGGTTGCTGGAGCGGGTCGGCGCGGCTGGGCGGCGTTCGGTCGGCCCTGCGCGCTATCGCGCCGTGGCGGTCATCCTGGGCGGCCGGCGCGGGTCTTCGCGGCCAGCTCCTTTTCGTAGTCGTCGCGGCAGTCGATGTTGCAGAACCGGAAGCCCGGCGCCAGCGGCTGGTCGCAGAAATGGCAGGGGCCATGCTCTTCCAGGCCGGTGCTGCGCCGCACTGCGGCCAGGCCGCGCGCCACCTCGGCGTAGATGATGCTGTCGGTCTTGTCGATATGGTCGCTCATGCTGCACCCTCCCCGCCCTTGACCAGCTCATACGGGGCGAACTTCACCACTTCCACGCCGGCCCATTCGTTGATGGCCATGAACTGCGACTGCAGCGGCACCAGCTCGTTGCGGGCGAATACGCGCGCGGCCGGCTCGACGGCGCCAAAGCCGCCGGCGTTGCTGGGCAGGATGCCCATCAGCTGCGGCGGCACGCGGTGCGCGGCCAGCTGGTCGTCGCGCGTCACACTCTTGATGTTAAAGAATTCGTCCTTGGCGGCCACATCCGATACCGGCAGAATCTGGATACCGTCCTTCTTGCCGTTCGGCGCATACATGAACAGGTTGCGAAAGTTGCCCGGGCCTTTGCTGTCACGCATCGCCTGGCGCAGATTGTCTACGTCCGCCGTGTTGGCCGCCGCGTCGGTCATGTAGAACACGAAGCCGGCATGACTGCCATTCTTGTAATACTTGCGCCGGAACAGCGTGGCCGCTTCATTGAGCCAGGCCGATTGCAGCGCGCTCAGGTACTGCGGCACGCCGTACAGCTCCTGGTTCACATCGGGCTCCATCAGATGGAACACGCGGCCCGTTTCAAACTGGTGCTCGGTGCCGTGGTTGGTCACAAAAAAATACGTGTCCATGTCGATGCCGCGCCGCATGTACTTGGCCAGCGCATGCGCGAAGGTCAAAGGCCGGCCGCTGCGGCTGGGCCGGTCTTCCAGGTAGGCATTGCCGAAGGTGAGGAAGTCGAGCGCCAGGCGCTTGAAGGCGTCGCGCGACAGATACTTGCTCGGCAGCAGCGTGGACGCCAGCACGTTGGCCTTGAAGTGGATAGCGCTGCTGTGATGCACGCCGGCGTTGAAGGACTTGGCCAGGCCGGCCAGGTTGATCGGTGGCTCGTACCATTGGCCGTTCTTCCAGCATTCGAAGCAGTCGAGGATATCGCCGTGCTCGAGCACGGGCGTGGGGTCGCCGAAAGAAAACGCCTGGATACCGGCGGCAGCGGCGGCTGGCGCCGGCGCTGCCAGTTCGGTGGTTGCGGCGGTTGCGGCGCGCTGGCTGGCGCGCCGATGTCGTTTGTTGCTCAATTATAAATCTCCATAATGGATTGGTTATTGTCGGTAGTGCCTTCAAACGGTTCGTGGTCGAGCGCGTGCATGCAGGCCCAGGCCAGGTCGGCGTGGCCGGTTTCGTCGCTGCGCCCGGCCACGTAGGTGACATGCCGCCCGCTGGCGGTGAGGGTCTTGCTGATCGCCATGAATGACTGCGCGATATCGATCCAGCCGGCGTCAAACTCCAGCCGGCCCTTGCTGATGATGTTTTTGGCCTTCAAGACCATGCGGGTTTTGACTTCCGGCGAGTAGTTCAGCGCCGTGACGGCCGGGAAAAAGCCGCGCACGATGGGCAGCACGCCAATGCCCATGCCGGTGGTGTCAATGCCGATGTATTCCACGTTGTAGCGCTGCGTCATCTGGCGGATCGCTTCGGCGTGGTCTTCGAAACTCTGCCCGCGCCACTGGTGGCGCTCGAGCACGCGGAACTTGCCGCCGGCCGTCATCGGCGGCGCCAGCACCACGCAGCCGGCGCTGTCGCCGTTTAATGCAGGGTCGTAGCCAATCCACACTGGCCGGTTGCCGAACGGCCGATGCGGTGCGGTCAGCGGCTTGTAGTCGTCCCACTCCCCCCATGAATCGACCATGCAGCGCTGTAGCTCGGCCAGCGGGAACACCGACGCCGAGTCGTCGATGAAATTGCACATCAGCAGGTTTTCAAACTGGTCCGGGCTGTATTCGAAGTTGCGCAGCTCGTCGATATCGAACAGGTTGCAGCCGCCGCGCTCGGCGTCCAGAATGGTGACGATCTGGCGCCAGATTTTGTCCTCGCCCGTAAAGCCCGACGACAGCCGGCTATGGCTCACATCGATCTTGACCTGGTCGGCCTTGGCGCGGCGCTTGTTGAACAGCTCGCCGGTCCAGAACGGATAGGCCTGGTGCGTGGTCGAAGATGGCGTCGAGAAATAGGTCTTGCGCCATTTCTTGTGGATGGCCATGCCCGATGCCACCTTGTTGAGTTCCTGGAAATTGTGCGTCCAGAAAAATTCATCGAAGTAGAAGTTGCCATGGTAGCCCTGCGCCGTGCGCGCATTGGTGCCCAGGAAGTACAGGTGCGCGCCGTTCGGCAGCACGATGGGGTCGCCAGACAGCTCGATGCCGGCCGCCTCGCGGGCAAACTGCACGATGTACTGCTTGAAAACGTGCGCCTGGCTTTTTGAGGCCGACAGGAAAATCTGGTTGCGGCCCGTTTCCATGGCATCGGCCAGCGCCTCGCGCGCGAAATACCAGGTGGCGCCGATCTGGCGCGACTTGAGAATGGCGCGCGTGCGCTGGTCGCCGTTGCGATACCAGACTTTCTGGTAGTCAAACAGCGAATCCTGGAACGCGTCGAGCAGCTGGATGCGCTGTTCGTCGCTGAAATCGTTGCGCACCGGCTTCTTCTTCGGGCCGGCATTGCGGTTGGCCAGCTTGGGGTTCAGATCGACCTCGTTGCCGCCTGGTTGCTCATAGCGGCGCACGCGCGCCATCTGCACGATGGTGCGTGCCAGCAGATCAATCTCTTTGTAGTCGCTACCGCTCTTGACTTCCTTCTCGATCAGCTTGACCAGGCGCAGCTCTGCCGACGCTTCGACATGCTCGATGGCCTGCGCCTTGTCCCATTCGTCGCGCCCCTTCCAGCTGTTGATGGTGCTGCGCTTGATGCCCAGATGCCGGGCAATCGACGAGATCCGCCAGCCCTTCCAGTACAGCCCGCGCGCCACGCGGCGCGGCTCGGATTCGGGCACGGCCAGTTCGGTAATTTTCGCCAGTTTTTCGTCGGTTTCTAACATGCCGCCAGAGTAGGCCGCGCGCGCGCGCAACGGGAGCATGCGCGGGTCGCTACACTCGATAGCAACCCGCAGCGCATTGAAGGGATGCGGCAACAGGCCGACCATGGCGCTATCCGATCAACCACCAACAACGCCATGGCAAACAAATCCCAATTTTTCCGCGTCGCCACCGAAGGCGCCACCACTGACGGCCGCAATATCGACCGCGCCACCATCGAGCAGATCGCCGCCACCTACAACCCGAAAACCTACGGTGCCCGTATCTGGCTGGAGCACATTCGCGGCATCCTGCCGGACTCGCAATTCAAAGCCTACGGCGATGTGATTGCCGTCAAGACCGAAGAAGTCGATACCGACAGCGGCAAGAAGCTGGCCCTGTTCGCGCAGATCGAGCCCACGCCGGAACTGGTGGCCATCAACAAAGCCAAGCAAAAGCTGTACACCAGCCTGGAAATCCAGCCGGAATTTGCCGACTCGGGCCGCCCTTACCTGGTCGGTCTGGGCGTGACCGACAGCCCGGCAAGCCTGGGCACCGACGCCCTGAAGTTTTCCAGTGGTCGCAAGCAGCAAGCCAGCAATCTGTTCTCGACCGCTGTCGAAGTCGAACTGAAGTTCGATGAACCGCAAGGCGTCAACCTGACCGACGCCGTCAAGAACCTGCTGGCGCGCTTCTCCACCAAGAGCGGCGGCGACGCCGCGCAGTTTGCCGACATCGGCGCGGCCGTGAAGGAGCTGGCTGGCCACGTGGTCACCGTCAGCGACCACTACGCCGCCGGCGCCAAGCGCATCGATGAGCTGGAAGCCACGTTGAAGGCCACGCAGGACGAACTGGCGCAGTTCAAGAAGCAGATGGACGAAACGCCCGGCAACACCACGCCGCGCCCACCGGCCACCGGCACCACCGGCGCCGTGCAGACCGAATTTTAAGCAGCACCCCCTTACCCCATATCACGGAGCAGCGATTTATGAAGAAGCAAACCCGCCTGGTTTTCAGCCAGTACGAAACCCGTCTGGGCCAGTTGAACGACACCGACAGCGTCGCCAAGACCTTCAGCGTGGCGCCTAGCGTGCAGCAGAAGCTGGAAACGAAGATGCAGGAATCGAGCGAATTCCTGAAAAAGATCAACATCATGGGCGTGGCCGAACAGGAAGGCGAAAAGCTGGGCCTGGGCGTATCGGGCCCGATTGCCGGCCGCACCGACACCAAGACGGCCGAGCGCGAGACGCGCGACCTGTCCACGCTGGACAGCACCAAGTACCGCTGCGAACAAACCAACTTTGATACCCACCTGACCTATGCCAAGCTGGACGCCTGGGCCAAGTTCCCCGACTTCCAGGCGCGCGTGGCCAATGCCATCGTGATCCGCCAGGCGCTCGACCGCATCGTGATCGGTTTTAACGGCATCAAGGTCATGGCCAATACCGATCTGGCGAACAATCCGCTGCTGCAGGACGTGAACAAAGGCTGGCTGCAGCACCTGCGCGAACAGGCGCCCGAGCGCGTGCTGGGCCTGGCCGGCGCCGGCCTGCCGGGCAAGGTCGTTATCGGTGACGTCGACGGCGCGGACTATGCCAATCTGGACGCCGCCGTGACCGACGCCGTCAACCTGCTGGACCCGTGGTATCAGGAAGATACGGGTCTGGTGGCCATCGTCGGCCGCAAGCTGTTGAGCGACAAGTATTTCCCGCTGGTGAACACCAAGCAGGCGCCGACTGAAACCCTGGCGGCCGATATCATCATCAGCCAGAAACGCATCGGTGGCCTGCCCGCCGTGCGCGTACCGTACTTCCCGGATAACGCCATCCTGATTACCCGCTTCGACAACCTGTCGATCTACTTCCAGGACGGCGCGCGTCGCCGCCGCGTGGAAGATGCGCCGAAGCGCGACCGCATCGAGAACTACGAATCGTCCAACGACGCCTACGTGATCGAAGACCTGGGCCTGGCCGCGCTGGTGGAACACATCGAGCTGAAAGCATAGCCATGAGCAGCCTTTCCCCTGCCCTGCGCCACCGCGCGCGCATGCTGGCCGAGCGCACGGCCGGTGCGGCCGAGCCGCTGGGCGTCACCACCGGCAGCGCCTACGACCTGATGCTGTACAAACTGGCCGACGACCGGCGCCGCCTGAAAGCGCTGCAGTCGGTCGAACGCAAGATCGAGGTCAAGGCCACGCTGTTGCCCAGCTACGCGCCGTGGATAGACGGCGTGCTGGCCAGGGGCGCCGGCGCGCAGGACGATGTGGTGGCCACGCTGCTGGTGTGGCACATCGATGCCGGCGAATATGACCGCGCCCTGGTCATTGCGGCCTATTGCATGACGCATCGCTTTACCCTGCCGGACGGCTACAGCCGCGACATTGCCACCATGATGCTCGATGAATTCGCCGCTGCCTACCTGCAGGGCAAGCTGGGCGCTGACCCGCAGCACGCCGTGGCCGTACTGGTCCAGGTCGAGCAGCTGACGGCCGCCAGCGACGCGCCGGATCAGGCGCGCGCCAAGCTGCACAAGGCGCTGGGCCTGGCCATGGTGGCGGTGCTGGGCCAGCAGGACGATGCCGAGATTGCACCGGCGCAGCTGGGCCAGGCCAATGCTGCCATTGCCCACCTGCAGCGCGCCCGCTCCCTGCATGAATCGGTTGGCGTGAAAAAAGATATCGAACGTCTGGAACGGCGCATCAAGCGCGCGGCCGATTCCAGTTAAAGAGCAGCCCCCGGCGCACAGGCGGCACGGGGGGATTCTGATCAATCCATCGATCTGATGAACCCCGTCCACCGCCTCCCTTTCACCCCATAGCAAATGCCCATGTCCTTTCTTGCCCTTCCTCCCCGCCCAGCAACTGCAGCAGGCGCGCCAGCCGAGCCAGCGCCGGCGCCCGGCATCGTGGAAAACGATGGCTGGTTCCCCAATATCACCTTGACCGACATGCGCGACGCCATGCGCCTGGACGGCACCGTGACCGACGCGCGGCTGGTGCAGGCCGTGGTCGACGCCATCCTGCAGGTCAACCGCGAGCTGGGCGCCTGGCAGGCGCTGCAGGCCGATGCTGGAATTGCGGCGCTGGCGGACGTACCGGCCACCAGGATCAACCGCGAAAGCCGCCTGCTGGCGCAATACCGGCGCGCCGTCTACAGCACGGCCAAGGCCGACTTGATCGAGCGTTACCGCGATTACGACACCACGGCCACATCGGTCAGCGACAAGAAAAGCATGGAATGGCTGGACGAAGCGCCAGGCGCGCAGCGCCGCAATGCGCAGTGGGCTATCGCCGATATCGTCGGCCGCACGCACCTGACGGTCGAGCTGATCTGATGCAAGTACGCGCACAGCAGCACGACACGGTCGACGCGCTGGTGTGGCGCTACCTGGGCGACGGCGCCGGCTATGTCGAGCAGACGCTGGAACTGAACCCAGGCTTGGCGCAGCACGGCGCCGTGCTGCCGTCCGGCCTGGTCGTCACCCTGCCCGAACCGGTGGCCAGCAGCGCCGCCGTGGCCGACCTGGTGCAGCTATGGGATTAACCGCAATCACCCTATGAGAAATTTAACCACCACTACCCCGGAGTATCCAGAAATGTCCGCAGAATCTGTCGGTGGCTTTGCCACCCTCGTCAAAATGTACGGCCTGAAAGCGGCCGTCGGCATGGTCGGCGCCGCCATGCTGTATATCGTGCTGCCGCCCCTGAACGCCGACGGTACGTTCAACAAGCGCGAATTCGTCGCGCGCCTGGCCTGCGCCGGCGTGTTTTCCTGCCTGCTTGGCAGCACCGTCTACCAGCTGCTGTGCGCGCAGTTGCCCACCATCGGCGCCATGGTCAACGCATCGGCGGTCGACCTGGTGGTCGGCGCACCAGCCTGGTGGGTATCGCGCGCCGTCGCCCTGTGGTTCCAGCGCCGCAGCGGCAAAGATATCGCCGAGCTGGCGCGCGACGCGAAAGATTCGCTGTGAGTGCGCCGGCCATCAGCGCGCAGCTGGCCGCACTGATCAAGCCAGCAATCGACATCATTCTGCGCGCCGAAGGCGGCTATGTGAACGACCCGGCGGACAAAGGCGGCGAAACCAACTTCGGCATTACCGTGGCCGTGGCACGCGCCAACGGCTACCAGGGCGCCATGCGCGATATGCCCGAAGCCGTGGCGCGCGCCATCTACACCAAGCGCTACATCACGGAGCCAAAGTTCGACCAGGTGCTGGCCATCCATGCCGGCATCGGCGCCGAGCTGGTCGACACGGGCGTGAACATGGGGCCGCACCGCGCCGCCGAGTTCCTGCAGCGCTGGCTGAACGGCTTCAACGATACCGGCACGCGCTACCCGCTGCTGTTTGTCGATGGCCGTCTGGGCGCTATCTCCCTGGCCGCGCTGGCCGCTTACCTCAAGTGGCGCGGCCAGGACGGCGCCACGGTGCTGCTGCGCGGCCTGAACGGCGTGCAAGCCGAGCGCTATCTGGCCATCACCGAAGCCAACACCAGCCAGCGCCGCTTTCTGTTCGGCTGGGTCAAGGAGCGGGTGGCTATATGAGCATGACCATCTGGCGCCCGCTGGCCGCCTGCCTGCTGTGCGGCGCCATCGCCGGCTGGACCGCGCAGGGCTGGCGCAAAAATACCGCCATCGCCGCGCTGCAGTCGGCAGCAGCCACCAAGGCGGCCAGCGCCGCCGAAGCGCTGGCCACCGCCACCACTCGCGTGCTCGCGCTGGAGCGCGCCGCTGGCGCCGCCCTGGCGCAGCGCGCCGATCAACTCACCCGGGAACAAGACCATGCAAAAACTGAGCGCGACCGTTTTATGCTTGATGTGCGCAGCGGCGCTGTGCGCCTGTCAATCCCCATTGCCAGCAGCCAGTGCGCCGCCGGCACCACTGCCGGCGATTCCACCGCTGCCGCAGGCGATAGGCGCCAAGCGCGCGCCGAACTTGACCCAGCGACTGCGGCAGCTCTTGGCGCCATCGCCGGCGACGGCGACGACGCCACCCGCCAGCTGAACGCCTGCATCGACGCCTATAACCAACTGCGCGACACCTACCATGTACAAGCCCAATAGCCTGCGCCAGCACCTGGCCGCCGCCATCCCCGAGCTGCAGCGCGACCCCGACCGCCTGCTGGTGTTTGCCGACGAAGGCAACGTGGTGGCCAGTTCCACCGCCTCGCTGTCGTTCGAATACCGCTTCAAGCTCAACCTGATCGTGACCGACTACGCCGGCGAAGCCGACGCCATCATGGTCGCCCTGATCGCCTGGCTGAAAGTGCATCAGCTCGACCTGCTGGCCAACGAGGAACGGCGCAAGCACGGCATAGCCTTCGAAGTTGACTTCAACAACCATGAGACAGTCGATATCTCGATCAGGCTGGACCTGACCGAGCGCGTGGCCGTCAAACCCGGCGAAGCCGGCCGGCTCGATATCCGGCACCTCGCCGAAGTGCAGGACACGCCAGCCTATGCGGACGAATTCTGGAAGCTGTACAGCGGCGACACGCTGCTGGCCGAATGGCAAACGCCACAGGCCACCGCATGAGCAACGACCTGCACGCCCTAGAGGCCTGGGCTGGTGCGCTGCTGGCCAAGCTGCAGCCGGCCCAGCGCCGTGCCATCAATCACAAGGTGGCCATCGATCTGCGCCGCAGCCAGGCGCAGCGCATCAAGGCGCAGCAGGGGCCGGATGGTGCGGCTTATCCACCACGCAAGAAACGCAAGGAATTTAAGGGGAAGAAGGGGCGGATCAAGCGGCAGAAGGCGGCGATGTTCGGCAAAATTCGCACCACCAAGCACATGAAAATGACGGCCACCGGCGACCACATCGAGGTCGGCTTCTTTGGCTGGGTGGCGCGCGTGGCACGAGTTCATCATGAAGGATTGATAGACAACGTGGCAAAGAAGAGAGCGAAATATACTTATCCGGCGCGCCCACTTTTGGGTATCAGTGAAGCGGATCGAGTATTGATAAGAGAATCTCTCTTACATCATCTTTATAAATTCTGACTATCTTAGGGCATATAAGTGACAAATTGTTGCCTAATAAGTTAAAGTTGCACCCGGATATTTGCTTTCAGCATCGGGTAGATATAACTTCAACTGTCTTGAAAAGACATAGAGAAAGAGGCAAATCATGAATATATGCCCTCACTGCGGCGGGGACTTAGGCGACCTTGACCATATCAATGACATTTTGGCTCTCGATAAGTTAAATGGAAAGACCACATTCCGGTCCATTTGTTGCGATAAGGAAATCGAAGCCTATAGTGATGTAGGTATGTACTACATCGTTGATGAAAACAGAGCTAGGTCAAGGCAAATGATTGGCGCAGCATAGGTTATTTCCCTGTCAAACTGATCATTGGTCGACCTTCTGAAAATGGTCAGGGATATTAAGTAGCATATCAACCCGCCCCCGCGTGCATCCGCACGCGGACTTCGGCAACATGCACTGCATGAACGCCGACCTGTCCGACATCCTCCGCTTGCTGCAAAACCTGATCCGCCTGGGCACCATTGCTCAGGTCGACGGCGCCAAGGCGCGTGTGCAGCTCGGGCCGCAACTGACCACTGAGTGGCTGAGCTGGATCACCCCGCGCGCCGGCACCACCCGCGCCTGGTCTGCGCCCACCGAAGGCGAACAGGTCATGGTGCTGTCGCCAGGCGGCGACCTGACGCGCGGCGTTATCGTGCCGGCGCTGTTCTCCAAGGCGTTTGACGCGCCAGCATCCAGCGACACCATCCACACCACACACTACCCTGACGGCGCCGTGGTGCAGTACGACCATGAAGCGCACGCCCTGACCGCCACACTGCCAGGCGGCACCGCCACCATCACGGCCGATAAAGTCACCTCCGACGCCCCCAGCACCATCTGCACGGGTGATGTGACCATCATGGGTAACCTGGTCGTCAAGCAATCGGCCACCGTGAGCGGCGCTACCGCCCTGAATGGCGGCGTAAACGCCAAGGCCGGCGCTGCCGGCGGCGTGGCCATGTCCGTGCAAGGCACCGTCAAGGCCAGCGATGACGTACAGGCCGGCACGGTCAGCCTAGCCAAGCATACGCATGGCGGCGTTCGGAGCGGTGGCGACAAGTCGGGCGGCCCACAATGAGCGGCTTGAACCTGACCACCGGCCGCGCGCTGTCCGGGCTGGCCCATATCCGCCAGTCCATCGCCGATATCCTGACCACGCCCATCGGTTCGCGCCTGATGCGCCGCCGCTATGGCTCGGAAGTGCCCGAGCTAATGGATCAGCCTTTGAACAGCGCCACAGTGCTGCGCATCTACGCCGCCACCGCTTACGCCGTGCGGCTGTGGGAACCGCGCATTACCCTGACCGGTATGCAGTTTGAAGCTGGCCAGCCCGGTGCTGCCGCGCTGATCTTGGACGGCATGGCCGATGGCCAGGCTGTGCAACTGGCCGTCAATATCGGCCAGGACGGTGCGCCATGAGCAGCGCTATCGACCTGTCCATGCTGCCGCCACCGTCCATCATCGAAGAGCTCGATTTTGAAACGCTGCTGGCGGCGCGTCGCGCCGACCTGGTCGAGCGCTATCCGGCCGCAGCAGACGTCATCGCCCTGGAATCGGAACCGCTGAACAAACTGCTGGAAGAGTCGGCTTATCGTGAGCTGATCCTGCGCCAGCGCATCAACGAGGCCGCGCGCGGCGTCATGCTGGCGTTTGCCGGCGGCGCCGACCTGCAGCAGCTGGCCGCGCTGTTCGGTGTGCAGCAGCAAACCGGCGAGGCCGACGACGCGCTGCGCCTGCGCACCCAGCAATCGCTGTATCGCCTGTCGGTGGCCGGCCCGACTGAAGCCTATGCCAGCCATGCCAGCGCTGCCGCGCCCTATATCAAGGACGTGGCCGTGACCAGCCCCACGCCGGGCACCGTGCTGTTGACGCTGTTAAGCGCCATCGGCAACGGCACGGCCAGCAGCGACCAGATTGCAGCAGTCAATGCAGCACTGTCTGCCGATACCGTGCGTCCGATCTGCGACACCGTGCTGGTGCAAAGCGCCGCCATCATCGACTACGGCGTCGAAGCCGTGCTGGAAACGCTGGGCGGCCCATCGGGCGAGGCCGTGCGCGCCGCCGCCCAGGCAGCAGCTGAACGCTATGTGCGCGACGCGCACCAGATCGGCAATGCCGTCACGCGCAGCGGCCTGTATGCCGCGCTGCGCCAGCCTGGCGTCACGCGTGTCACCTTAATAACGCCAGCGCAGCCCGCCGGCGACAGCGATATCCTGGTGCAGCCTGCTGCGCTGGGCGCCGCCTGGTGCGCCAGCGTCATCGTGCGCCTGGCCGACAAGCGCGTGGCGCCATGATGCACTTGCTGCCGCCAAACGCCAGCCCGCTGGAGCGTGCCATTGCCGCTACCGGCGCCGGCATCGACACCCTGCCGGTGGCCCTGCGCGACCTGTGGAATCCGGCGACCTGCCCTGTCACCCTGCTGCCCTGGCTGGCCTGGTCGCTGGCAGTGGACGAATGGGACGAAGCCTGGACTGAAAGCGTCCAGCGCGCCGTAGTGGCCGACGCCATCGAAGTACACCGCCATCGCGGCACCGTCTGGTCGCTCAAGCGCTCGCTGGCGCCGCTCGGCATGGCCATCGATGTGATCGACCAGGCCACCCAGCGCGCCAGCTATGCGCAGCTCGATGCGGCGCAACTGGACGGCTCCTGGCAGCTCAACAGCACGAACAAAATCAGGCCCATCGAGTTGTACGCCAACCTGCCGCAAATCCAGCATTGGGCGCAATTCATCGTGCGCGCCAACCTGGCCGATGCGATCCGCGCCGAGAACTTCAGCATGCTGCGCCACCTGGTGCAGAAATGGAAGCCGGCGCGCAGCTGGCCGATTTTCATGTTCTGGCTGTCGTTCATGCTCGATGTGCGCGCCCAAGCCAGCGCGACGCTGCAACTGCAAACGCAGGCCGACGCACGCTTTCCGTGGGCTGGCCGCACCATCGGCAACGCCGCCAGCTGGTCGCTGGGCCGCGATGGCGTGCTGGTGACGCTGCCGCAGCCCATGCGCAGTTTCCAGTTGGGCCAGCAGCGCGGCGCGCGCAGCACCTGGCGCCTGCAGGGTAGCCGGGTGGCCAGCACGGCGCTGCTGCAGAGCGCCGTGGCCACCAGTGCCTATCGCCTGCCGGCGCTGGCCGAACGCGGACGCCACCTGGATGGCGCATGGGGCATCGGCCGGGCGCGCATCAGCACCATGAGCGAGGCCAGTATCCAGACCCATAGCGTGATTGCTGCGCCGTCGCAGCTGACGACCACGCACCACATCGCGCTGCGCCTGGACTATCCAACCACGCCGGCCAGGCTTGGCGCACGCACCAGGCTGGCGCCGTGGCGCCGCCTGGATGGCCGCTGGGCTATCGGCTCGACCATCACGCCCTGCAAGTTCGGCTTTGCGCTGCGCCGCGATAACGCCATCAAGGTGCAGGCATCTGTGGGCCTGGCATGCGCGGCCGAGGCTTACGCCAGCCCCGAGCGACTGGCCAGGCGCGCCCCGGTCAGCCTTGGCGCCAGCGCACGGCGGCTCGATGGTAGCTGGCGCCCCGGTGCTGAAAACCGGCTCGGGCATTTGAGCCTGGACGGCCGCCAGCTCAGGGCGCAGCAGCTCGTTATACGCCCACGCATCGGCAAGTTTTCTGTCATGCAGGACGCAGCCGATACAGCAGGCAGCTCGCAGCGCCGCCTGCACCTGAACGGGCAATGGCGCATCGGCGCCCCGGCCGTACCGCAATTTCATATCAACATTATCAAGGGAGGATAAACATGGCCGAGGCGATTACCGTCGACGCATACCGCAAGCGACTGGCGAAACATATGGCCGACAACACGGCGCTGCCGCCGATTGCCTACATGGCATTTGGCGATGGCGGCCACAACGCCGACCTGACACCCAAGCCGCCATCAGTGGCGGCGCTCGGCCTAGCCCATGAGGTACTGCGCAAGCCGCTGGCCGCCATCACCCAGGAAGACGCATTCAGCACCACCGGCAAGGGCGTGATCGAGGCGGCCGAACTGGTAGGCGCCCGTATTTCCGAAGCGGCTTTGCTGGACGCCAATGGCCAGTTGGTCGGCCTGAAAAACTTCGCGCCCAAGCTCAAGGAATCCGACGAGCGTTATGAAATCAGCATCAAGCTGCGATTCTAAAGGACAGAAAAATGGCTTTGCCACATAACACGATTACCCCGATCCCTAACAATGAGCCCGATGCTGTACCAGCATTGTGGAACACGCGTTATAGCGAGATCGATGAAAACTTTGCCAATCTGGATGGCCGCGTAGCCTACAGCACTGAAGAGGTTTTCCTTGCACGCAAAAGTAAGGGTAGCCTGAACGAGCGCCTGAATGATATGGAGTCGAATATCTCAGTTACCTCGGTCGATATGCAAAATGCGACCAGCGCCGCCCTGAAGTTCGCGCTCGACCAGGCTGCGCTGGCAAATTACAGCATCCAGGCATTGAAGCAGCAGATCCAGCAGGAAGGCACACTGACAATTGAAAACAAGGGGATTGTTTCTGGCTGCGTTGCGACGAAATCGACAACAGCTGCGCGCAACCTCACCCTGTCGGCTGGCGTCTGCTTTGCCAACGGCCGCACCTACTCAGTTGCGGACGCGGCCAATTCCGCCAGCGTGCCGCCCAATAACGGCAACAGCAGCATTACGGCGAGCGCATACCTCTTTCTGGATGGCGAAAGCAAATGGAAATTGGCGGTGTCGGCCCTCGGTCAGGCGGTGCCACGCAATGCTATTCGTCTGTATAGCTTAACCATCCCCGCAAACAGCACCGATGCCACAGACCCAACTCTGGCAGGCGTCACCCTGACCGATGTGCGTCGCATGGAGGCGCAATTTCCTATTGTCATCAATAGTGCGGTCGCCGTGTCGGCAGCACTCAACACGATGTCCGCGAACGACTATCACGTCACATTCGATGTGGTGTCTGCCGTAGGCGCTCCCTGTTCCGCGCAGCACGTCGTCATATACAGCCGTGCCACTAATGGTTTTACGGTCATGCTCGCCAGCGCTGCCGATAACGTTGTCCTGCGCTGGCGCGCCTCAAAACTCAATAACTAAGGGTATCCACCATGGCTCAAATTTTGTTAAAGCAACCCGGCCAACCTGTTGCCGACCTCACGATTGCAGGTTCCATCATCACGGTCGCCGGCGTCAAGATCGACTGCGCTGAACGTCAGCAGGACAGCGCAGTCAATGTTGAAGTGCGTCACAGCGGCAATGGTGCACTCGAAGGCGGAAGCGGTGCCTATATGGCGCATATCGCAATCCCGGCACGCCGCTACGCACCTGCCGAAACCGAGGATGGCGCAGCTGTCGCCATTCCGCTGGACCCGAACGCCATTGAAATTACGCTCTGGCCAACCGTTTAATTCCCCCATTTTTTGGAGTAGAGCATGCCAAGTATTTTTGTTAAAGACGATTTGCGCGCAAGCGTTGAGGCCGCCAGTGGTGGCCGCCAAACCGTGTTGTACACGGCACTGGGCCAGCCAACCTACATGAACATCATTCCACAGTTCGATGGTCAGGCGGTCGATCCTGGGCTGCCTGCAGGGCCACACGCCATGTTCATCGTGAATGGCGTTACCAAAAGCGAATACTTCGTCGGCGCATTTCCAGGTCGCGTGATCAATGGCGAAATGCTCAGCTTGCCCGGCGTAGAACCCAGCACCAACATCAATCAGGATCAAGCCCTCGCCTATGCTCGTGCTTGCGGTGCCGGTCACCATCTGATGACAAACGCTGCCTTTGCCGGTATTGCCTTGTGGTGCCGCGCCAATGGTTTTCAACCGCGCGGCAATACCAATTATGGCCGCTCAAGCGATGCTCCATGGGAAACGGCCCGTCGTATCGACGGCCTCTCCCCTGGCTCGGCCGGTACGGCGCATACGTTGACCGGTTCAGGCCCAGCATCGTGGCGCCACGATAACACTGCCTCGGGAATCTCTGATTTGTGCGGCAACATCTGGGAGTGGACTCCGGGTATCCGTCTGATGGGCGGGGAGATCCAGATTATTGCGAACAACAATGCGGCACTGTCATCGACAGACCTGTCAGCGCAATCTAACGAATGGCGTGCCATTAACGGTGCCAACGGAACACTTGTCGCGCCGACCTTTACCGGCTCCGTTGTGGGAGGAAATTACGTGCCTACGACGCCGAATTCGGTGCGCATGGATGCAGAAGGTGCTGCCAATTACACGCTGGTTTCCTCATACGGACAGAGCTTTGAGACGATGAAAAATCCCGGAGCGGTGCCTGTTGGCGCAGCTGCACTGGCAATCCTTAAATCGCTGGGCGTGTTTCCAGTTGATAGCCTGCTCGGCGGCACGATTGCCGCGCCGGCAGCGAATGCTGATGGCATCTGGACTGCACAAACTGGTGAACGCCAGTCACTACGCGGCGGCAGTTGGAACTATGGAGCCAATGCCGGCCTGTTTGCACTGGACCTGGCCAGTGCAAGAACACTCGCCAACTCATTCATTGGCGGCCGGTCCGCTTTTGTTCTCTAACCAAGCGGCCCGTTCAGACAACGATCTGACCACCTGCAAATATACCTTGAAGGACGTAACAAATGGCAACTGACTACCACCATGGCGTGCGCGTCATCGAAATAAACGAAGGCTCGCGCCCCATCCGTACCGTATCGACGGCCGTGCTGGGCCTGATCGCCACCGCCAACGACGCCGACCCGGAAGCGTTCCCGCTCGACACGCCCGTGCTCGTCACCAACGTGCTGGCCGCCATGGGCAAGGCTGGCAAGACCGGCACGCTGTACCGTGCACTGGAAGCCATCGCCGCGCAGACCAAGCCGCTCACAGTCGTGGTGCGCGTGGAAGATGCGGACACAGAAGCCGAAACCACCACCAATGTGGTGGGCGGCGTGTCGCATGACGGCAAGTACATCGGCGCCAAGGCGCTGCTGGCCGCGCAAAGCAAGCTCGGCGTCAAGCCACGCATCCTGGGCGCACCGGGTCTGGACAATAAAGCGGTGACCAATGCCCTGGCCAGCGTCGCCCAGCAGCTGCGCGGCTTTGTCTACGCATCGGCCTATGGCTGCAGCAACGCCGTTGCCGCCACCACCTATCGCGGCCAATTCGGCCAGCGCGAAGTGATGATGATCTGGCCCGACTTCGTCAATTGGGATACGGCCATTGATGCCGAAGCCAGCATGTCGGCCGTGGCCTATGCCATGGGGCTGCGCGCCAAGATCGACGAGGAAACCGGCTGGCACAAGACGCTGTCCAACGTGGTCGTCAACGGCCCGACCGGCATCAGCAAAGATGTGTTTTTCGATCTGCAAGACCCGGCCACCGACGCCGGCGTGCTCAACGCCAAGGAAGTGACCACCCTGATTAACATGGGCGGCTACCGCTTCTGGGGTTCGCGCACCTGCGAAGCGCCAGGCGGATTTTTCTATTTTGAAAGCTACACGCGCACGGCCCAAGTGCTGGCCGACACCATCGCCGAAGCGCATTTCGCGTTTGTCGATGTACCGCTGCACCCCTCCCTGGTGCGCGACCTGCTGGAAAGCATCAATGCCAAGTTCCGTGACCTGAAACGCCAGGGCTACATCATCGACGGCACCGCCTGGTATGACGAGCAGTACAACGAAAAGGACGCGCTCAAGAACGGCATGCTGGCCATCGACTACGACTACACACCCGTGCCGCCGCTGGAAAACCTGAAATTCCAGCAGCGCATTACCGACCGCTACATGGCCGACTTCGCTTCGCGCATCGCGGTCTAACTGTCGCCACCCTGCCCGCGCCTGCGCGGGCGCATCGAATCACCGGAGAACACTATGGGCCTGCCCCGCAAACTGAAGAACTTCAACCTGTTTCAAAACGGCGTGTCCTTTGTCGGCATGGTGCCCGAAGTCACCCTGCCCAAGCTCAGCCGCAAGATGGAAGAGTACCGCGCCGCCGGCATGACCGGCCCCGTGTCGGTCGACTTCGGCAACGAAGCCGTGTCGATTGAATGGAGCGCCGGCGGCCTGATTGCCGAAGCGCTCAAGCAATACGGCGCCAGTTCGCACGGCGCCGTGCAGCTGCGCTTTGCCGGCGCCTACCAGGAAGACGATGACGGCACCGTGACCGCCGTTGAAGTCGTCGTGCGTGGTCGCTACAAGGAAATCGACATGGGCACGGCCAAGATGGCCGACGACACCACCCACAAGTACACCATGGCCTGCAGCTACTACAAGCTGATGATCGACGGCGCCAACGTCATCGAGCTGGACTTCATGAGCGGCACGGAGATCATCGGCGGCACCGATGTCAATGCCGCTATTCGCAAGGCCATCGGCCTGTAATACCCCTTTTTTACAACCACCAATAGAAAGAGCATATGAACAACGAAACCCAAAACCAGGCTGTTATCGAACTGGACGAGCCCATCAAGCGCGGCGACAACCTGATTACCACGCTGACCGTGCGCAAACCCAAGGCTGGCGCCCTGCGCGGTATCTCGCTGATCGAGCTGGCCAACCTGAACGTGTCGGCCCTGCAGATCGTGCTGCCGCGTATTACCGAGCCGACCCTGACCGCGCATGACGTAGCCAATATGGACCCGGCCGACCTGCTGGCCGTGGGCGCCGAGGTCGCAGGTTTTTTGGCGAGCAAAGCAGATCGCCTTTCGGTATCCCCGGCCAAGTAGAAGACGCCATGGCCGACATTGCCGGCGTCTTCCACTGGACGCCGGCAGCGATGGCCGATTTTACGATTGATGAACTGATGGCCTGGCGCGAACGCGCCAGGCAACGTAGCGGAGCGGAATAGATGGCTGGTCGTGACTTGAAGTTACAGGTAGTGTTTTCGGCGCTGGACAGGATTACTGCGCCGCTCAAGAAAATCATGAGCGGCTCCAGCGACACGGCCAAGGCGCTGAAAGCGACCAGCGACCGCTTGCGCGAGCTGAACACCCAGCAAAAGAACATCGGCAAATTCCGTGAACTGCATGGCGGCCTGGACGCGACCCGCACCAAGCTGGAAGCGGCGCAGCAAAAAGTGGCCAGCCTGGCCACCAAAATGAAACAGGTGGAAAACCCGACACGCGCCATGACACGCGAGTTTAACGCTGCAGTCAAAGCGGCCAGCGCATTGAAGACGGCCGGGCAGCAGCAAGCCCAGCAGTTGCAGGTCATGCGCGAGCGCCTGGCCGGAGCCGGCATCGGCACCAAAGACCTGGCCAACCACGAGCGCAACCTGCGCCGCGAGATTGAAGCCACCAACAAAACAATGACTCAGCAACAGCAGCGCCTGGCCAACTCAGCCGCCAAGCAGCAGCGCGTTGCCAATGCCACCCAGCATGCGGACAGGCTGCGCAACAAAGCCGGCAATATGGCTGCAGCTGGCGCCGGCGCAACGGCAGCTGGCGCAGTGGTAGGCGCGCCCATCGTCAAGGGACTGAACGAAGCCAAGCACTATCAAACCGAAGTTGGCCGTGTCAAGGCGCTTGGCCTGGGCGACAAGGTATCGGCCGAAGCCGTCGCGTTTGCGCGCAATATGAAAACCTACGGCACCAGCCAGCTCGACAACCTGCAGCTCATGCGCGACGGCATGAGTGCCTTTGCCGATGTACACCACGCGGAAATGGTCGCGCCTACCCTGGCCAAGATGAAGTTTGCCAACCACGCCTTTTTTGGCGAGGAAGAAGGCGCGGACAATGAACGCAAGTTCATGGACATGCTCAAGGTGATCGAGCTGCGTGGCGGCCTGGAAAGCAAAGAAAAATTCGAAGCCCAAGCCAACATCGTGCAACAGGTCATTACCGCCACCGGTGGGCGCGTGGGGCCGAACGAGTGGCTGAACATGATCAAGACCGGCGGCCTTGCCGCCAAAGGCTTGCGCGATGATGCCTTCTACTATCAGATGGAGCCGCTGGTGCAGGAAATGAGCGGCAACCGCGTCGGTACGTCCTTGATGAGTGCCTACCAGAACTTGTACCAGGGCCGCACCACAAAACGCTCGGCCAAGAAGCTGGAAGAGTTCGGCCTGATCGGTGACAAGAGCAAGGTCAAACACGACAAGGCGGGGCAAGTCTCGTTCCTCGATCCCGGCGCACTGCTGGGAGCGGACCTGTTCCGCGAAAACCAGTTCGAATGGATGGAAAAGGTGCTGCTGCCACAACTGGCAAAGAAGGGCATCACTGAAAAAAAACAGGTGCTCGACGCCATCGGCAGTATCTTTTCGAACCGTACCGCGTCGAACCTGTATTCGCAGATGTATCTGCAGCGCGTGCAGATCCATAAGAACGAAAAGCTCAACCGTGGCGCCGCCAATATTGGCCAGCTGGAAAAGCTTGGCCGCGACACGGCCGCCGGCAAAGAACTGGAAGCACAGTCAAAGCTGGCCAATCTCAAGCTGACCATGGGCGAGAAAATCCTGCCGATGTATGCGCGCGGGCTGGAAATGGCCATCAGCGCCGTGACACGCCTCAATGGCTTTATGGAGCACAACCCCACCGTAGCCAAAGCCATGATTACCGGCTTTGCTGTGCTGGCCGGCCTGCTGCTGGTGATTGGCCCGATCATGCTGGGCATTGCTGCCCTGGTCGGTCCCTACGCCATGCTGCATGTCATGTTTGCCAAGATGGGCGTGACAGGTGGCGTACTCACGCCCATGCTGCGCGGCCTGGGCGGTGCCTTTATGTGGGCGGGCCGGGCCGTGCTGTGGCTGGGGCGGGCCCTGATGCTCAATCCGATCGGTATTGCCGTGACGGTCATTGCCGGCGCCGCTTTCCTGATTTACAAATATTGGGAGCCGATCAAGGCATTCTTTGGCGGGCTGTGGTCAACCGTCAAAGCGGCGTTTGCCGGCGGCTTCGTCGGCGTCAACAGGTTGATCGCCGACTGGTCACCGCTGGGCCTGTTTTACCGCACCTTCGCGGGCGTGCTGGGGTGGTTCGGTATCGACCTGCCGGCCCGATTTACCGACTTTGCCGCCGGCATTCGTGACCGTTTTGCCAACGGCATGGCACCTTTGGCTAGCTTCTTTAGCGGCCTCTGGTCGCAGATCAATGCAGCGTCGGCCGGCGGCATCGGCAGTGTTACCGCCCTGATTGCCAACTGGTCACCGCTCGGGGTGTTTTATCGCGCCTTCGCGGGCGTGCTGGGATGGTTCGGCATCGAGCTGCCGGCCAAATTCACGGACTACGGCGCCAACGTCATTCGCGGCCTGGTCAACGGCATCACCTCCTCCATGGGACTGGTCAAGGATGCCATCAGCAACGCCGGTAGCAGCACGATTGCCTGGTTCAAGGAAAAGCTGGGGATCCACAGCCCGAGCCGCGTGTTTGCGCAGCTGGGCGACTACACCATGCAAGGGTTGACGATTGGCCTGGCGCGCAGTGAAGGCACATCGCTAGAGCAGGTCAGCGGCCTTGCCAAGCGACTGACTCAAATTGGCGCCAGTATCGCCATCGGTACAGCCGTCGGCCCTGCCGCCGCCCTTGGTCAGCAGCCATCCGTCGATGCCCCGGCAAATAGTAGGTCAGTGCGCCAGGTCGGCGACCTGTTCCCCCACATGGCGCCCGGCAAGGTGGTGCCGGCACCGGCCGCACAGATTGAGGTACGCCCACTGGTACAGGTCAGCACTGTACAGTCGCCGGCCGTTCCGCTCGATGCGCGCCCCGTGGTCACGCCAGCACCAGACAGTGACGCACTGCGCCAGGTCAATGCACTGGCACGCCAGCTGGGGCAAGACAAGGCCATGCCGACGCCGGTCGCGCCGCTCGATGCGCGCCCACCAGTCACGCCAGCGCCAAACAGCGATGTACTGCGCCAAGCTGGCGCACTGGCGCGCCAAATGGCGCAGGACAAGGCCGTGCCGGCGCCGGCCGCGCCGCACGATGCACGCCCCCTGCTCACGCCAGCACCGAGCAGCGACGCACTGCGCAAGGTCAGCGCACTGGCGCGCCAACTGTTGCAGGACAAAGCCGTGCCGGCGCCGGCCGCGCCGCTCGATGCGCGTCCACCAGTGATGCCACCGCCGAACAGTGACGTACTGCGCCAGGTCAACGCGCTGGCGCGCCCACTGGCGCAGGACAAAGCCGTGCCGGCGCCGGCCGCAATGCTCAATGTGCGCCCACCAGTCACGCCAGCACCAAGCAACGACGCACTGCGCCAGGCCACCACACTGGCGCGCCAACTGGTGCAAGACAAGGCTGCGCCGGCGCCGGCAGCACCGCTCGATACGCGCCCCCTGGTCACGCCAGCGCCAAACAACGACGCACTGCGTCAGGTCAATGCACTGGCGCGCCAGCTGGTGCAAGACAAAGCTGTGCCGACGCCGGCCGCGCTGTTCGATGCGCGCCCACCAGTCACGCCAGCACCAAACAGCGACGCACTGCGCCAGGTCAGCGCGCTGGCGCGCAAACTGACGCAGGCCAAAGCCATGCCGGCGCCGGCCACAATGCTCAATGTGCACCCACCAGTTACGCCAGCGCCGGACAGCGATGTACTGCGCCAAGCCAATGCACTGGCGCGCCAGCTGGTGCAAGACAAGGCTGCGCCGACGCCGGCCGCGCCGCTCGATGCGCGCCCGCTGGTCACGCCAGCGCCGCACAGCGATGTACTGCGCCAGGTCAGCGCACTGGCGCGCCAGCTGACGCAAGACAAGGCTGTGCCGGCGCCAGCCGCGCCGCTCGATGCACGCCCATTGGTCACGTCAGCACCAAGCAACGACGCACTGCGTCAGGCCAGTGCACTGGCGCGCCAGCTGGTGCAAGACAAGGCTGCACCGACGCCAGCGGCGCCGCTCGATGCCCGCCCACCAGTCACGCCGGCGCCGCACAGCGATGTACTGCGCCAGGTCAGCGCACTGGCGCGCCAGCTGACGCAAGAAAAGGCTGTGCCGACGCCGGCCGTGCCGCTCGATGCGCGCCCGCCAGCCACGCCAGCGCCGAGCAGTGACGCACTGCGCCAGGCCGCCACACTGGCGCGCCAGCTGGTGCAGGCCAATCCTGTGCCGGCACCAGCTGCACCGCTCAATGCACGCCCACTGGCCACGCCGGCACCGAACAACGACGCGCTGCGCCAAGTCAGCGGACTGGCACGCCAGCTGGCACAGCTCGGTGCTGGAATCAATATCAATGGTGGGAGCGATACACCAGCGATAGCGTTTGATACGCGGCCACCGGTAACAATGCGCGGCCACACCGCCACCTACGACAGCCACGACACGGTGCAGATTCACATCGCGCCGACACCTGGCATGGACGCGCAGGCGATTGCCCGCGCTGTCTATGCAGCGATGGAGCAGCGCGACCGTGAAAAGGCCGCCCGTATGCGCTCAAGCCTGTCTGATCGCGAATAAAGGAAACGCACCATGATGATGATTTTAGGAATGTTCGTATTCAGCCTGCCCACGCTGGCTTACCACGAGCTGCAACGCCAAACCGAATGGAAGCATGCCGCGACTGCCCGCGTGGGCATGCGCGACGCGCACCAGTATGTAGGGCCGGGTGACGACACCATTACCCTGTCCGGCTGGGTGGCGCCGGAGCTGACCGGCTCCCTGTATTCGCTCGATGCGCTGCGCATGATGGCCGACACGGGCAAGTCGTGGATTCTGATACAGGGCACCGGCCGCATACTCGGCTCGTACCGCATCACCAGCATGACCGAAGGCCGCAGCATCCTGGACGGCAGCGGCGGCGCGCGGCGCGTCGAGTTCTCGATTGCGCTCAAGCGCGACGATGATGGCGTGCTGGCCATGGTCGGCCTGGGCGACATTGGCGACTTGAAAAACATGCTCAGTATCGACGGCATGACCAGCGGCATCGCCGGCGCCGCGAAGAGTGCCGTGGGCAGCGTGGTCGGCAATGCCATTGGAGGCATTACCGCCAAGTACGGCAGCGTGGTCAGCGAGATGAAGGACAAGATCGGCGGCAGCATCAGCGATGCGGTCGGCCGTGCAGCGGACAAGTTCAAATGAGCGACCATATCCCTGCATTCAAGGTCAGCATCGAGGAGCGCGACATTACCGCCATCATTTCGCCGCGGCTGATTAATCTGACCCTGACGCTGTGCCGCGGCGACGAAAGCGACCAGCTCGATATCTCGTTAGACGACAGCGACGGCAAACTGGCCCTGCCGCCGCGCGGCGCGCAGATCGCACTGGCGCTGGGCTGGCAGTCGTCCGGCCTGGTCGACATGGGCAAGTTCACCGTGGACGAAGTGGAGCACAGCGGCGCACCCGATACCGTAACCCTGCGCGCCAGGTCGGCCAACCTGATCGACACCTTCAAGCAGCCGCAAGAGCGCAGCTTTCACAAGACCACGCTGGGCGCCATCATTGAGGCCATCGCTTTTGAGCACGAGCTGGTATCGGGCGTGTCGGCGCGCCTGCGCGATACCGCCATCGAGCATATCGACCAGACTCACGAAAGCGACGCGGCATTCCTGCGCCGGCTGGGCAAGAAATACGATGCGGTGGCCACCGTCAAGAACGATACCCTGCTGTTTATCCCGATCAACCAGAGCCGCACCGCCAGCGGCAAGGCACTGCCGGTGATCGCTATCACGCGCGCGCTCGGGGACGGCCACCGCTACCATATCGCCGAAAGCGATTCCTACAGCGGCGTGCGCGCCTTCTGGCATGACGAACGCTATGCGCGCCGCCGCAGCGTGGTGGCCGGCGTCGCTGGCAACAGCAAGCGCCTGCGCACCATGTTCGCAAACGAAACGGACGCGCGTACAGCCGCCGTGGCCGAATGGCAGCGCCTGCTGCGTGGCCTGGCCACCTTTGAAATGAGCCTGGCGCTGGGCAATCCGGCCGTGTTTCCGCAATCGCCTGTCACCGTGACAGGCTTCAAGCCCGAGATCGACGCCACCGAATGGCTGTCGGTCAAGGTCACGCACAGCCTGGGCGGCAATGGCTTTACCACGCGGGTGGAGTTTGAAACGAAAACAGAAGCGGTCGAGGCCGAACGTGAAGAAGAGAAAGACCCGGATGAAGGTATCACGGGTGTGGTGGCCAAGTGGAAGGATGTGGCGGCGAAGAAGAAAAAGGCTGGGCAGGAGCAGGCAGGCACTACTAGCAAAGTGAAAACACTACAGCATACTTATAAGAGCAAGCAGGCCGCCAGGCGGGCGGCACTGCATGCGTGGAAGCATATTGAAGAAGTGAGGGACATCATCCGCGAAAATAGCGAGAAACCTATAACCTCCTAATGAATGGTGTGAATAACTGCTTCCGGCCTAACGCGGGACGATGGATAAAACACAAGCATACTCTTTTGTAAAAAAATCAAGAATTTCACACAAGACGGAAACCACCCCAAAGCCGCAGGACCTGCATTAATCGATGACGTCTGCCGATTTGAAAACGCACTTTGGATTGTCGCCTACAGTGTCTAGAAATGGGTGATCA